TATTGAGAACGAGGTCGAGGATGGATCTCTCGATCCGGCAGCCGCTCGTGTGATTCTCGACTCAAAGCGATGGCGCGCATCCAAGCTCAGGCCCAAGGTGTATGGTGACAAGCAGCAGGTCGATATGACATCACGAGCGTTTGTCATCCACAGCGAATTTTGATGTCTGACGTCGAGAAGATCCGTTTTGGGCACCCGATGCGGGTGTGGCAGCGTGAGGTCGCGCTTAAGACGGCAGCGTTCCGGTTTGCTGTCCTGGCGCTGCATCGTCGTGCTGGCAAGACTGAGATCGCGCTCAAGAAGTTGCTCGACTGCGCGGTCAAGAACCAACTCGATTCACCGCTGTACTTTTACCTGGCCCCGCTGCTCAAGCAAGCCAAGGTGATTGCGTGGTCGAGGCTCAAACAAATGGTGATGCCGCTACAGAACTACGGCGCGGTCGAGATCAACGAGTCCGAACTGATGATCCGGTTTCCGCACAACAGCGCAGTGATCAGGCTGTATGGCGGCGACAACCCGGAGGCGATGCGCGGTGTACGCCTGGATGGCATCGTCATTGATGAGACAGCACAGATCAAAAAAGAAGTATGGGAAGAGATCATCCAACCGGCGTTGTCAGATCGCCTGGGATGGGCATGGTTCATTGGTACGCCGCACGGCATCAACCTGTTCTCGCAATTGTTCTTCGGTGCCTCGACTCTGGTGGACTGGATCGCATTGCGGTACACGGTCTACGAGACCAATGCGCTCAACATGCAGGAGGTTGAGAGGTTACGACTCTCGATGTCGGAAGAGACGTTCGCGCGTGAGTTCCTGTGCGATTTCAGCGCAGCAGGCGACGACCAGATCATCAGTCTGACAGACGCAGAGCAGGCAGCCCAGCGTATCCACCCGATAGGATCGAACGATTACGCGCCATTGATCCTGGGAGTTGACCCGGCTCGGTTTGGCCCTGACAGGACTGTCCTGATGCCCAGGCAGGGGCTGATCGCGATGGAACCGATCATCCTGCAGGGTGCAGACCAAATGAAAGTGGCTGGCCGGGTGGCTCGGTTCATCGAGGAACGCAAGCCCGATGCAACGATGATCGACGTCGGCATGGGGCAGGGCGTGATCGACCGCCTGCGTCAACTGGGCTATGACGTGATGGAAGTGAACTTCGGCAGCAAGTCGGCAGACCCGCAGTTTCTGAACAAGCGCGGCGAGATGTGGTTCAGCATGCGTGACTGGATCAGAGCAGGCGGAGCAATCCCCAACGACATGGGGCTGAAGATCGAGCTATCTACACCGACATACAAGTTCGACCCAGCGAACCGGATCGTTGTCGAGAGCAAGGACGACATCAAGCGCCGGCTGCCTGGTGGCAACTCACCAGATCTGGCCGACGCCCTCGCCATCACCTTCGCATATTCGGTCTACAAGAAGCAACCGTTCCAGCCTGACCCAGGCAAGGATCGCCGGGACTACAACCCGTACTCGGGCATCTAGCCCGTTCACATAACCATTTCACCGCTGTCGAGAATCCGCGCATGGCAGTCATGCGAGAGATATCAGTCGACGACGCGTTGTTCCAATCCGAGGGGCTGTTCCAGCGTCACTGGAGCGAACTCGCGACGAACAAGGATCTGATGGTTCTCAAGCCTGATGTCGAGCGGTACAAGATTCTGGAGAAGGGCGGCGTGCTGTTGGCGATTGGTGCGTTCCTGAGGGAAGAACTGGTGGGCTATTCGGTGTCTTTCATCACGCACCACATGCACTACGCCGACCTAATCCATTGCCAGAACGACATCCTGTTCGTGGACAAGCCGCATCGTAAAGGGGCCATCGGCATCAAGTTGATGCTGGAGACCGAGAAGCTGGCGAAGGAACGCGGAGCGCACCTGATGTGCTGGCATGCGAAGAAGGACACGTCACTCGCTGGGATGTTGCCGAGGATGGGTTACCGGGTGCAGGACATCGTGTTTTCCAAGGGGTTGTAATGGGTATCTCTGCATCAACGATTGCTGCCTATGCTGCTGCTACCACGGCGGCAGTAGGCGTGACATCGGCAGTGATGTCTCACAACCAGCAGATGCGCGCACAGGGTCAGGCTGAAGACAACGCCAAGAAGACCCAGGCGCAGCAGGACGAGGCAATGGGCCGAGCCAACCAAAAGAAAGCCGATCCGACTGCGGCGCTCGCTGCTGCAATGACTGCAGGCAAGGCCGGTAATGCTGGCACCTTCCTGACTGGATCAACTGGTGCGCCTCTGGGCAGCACTTCACTGCTGGGCTGAGATGAGCGACTACACGTCAGACGCCAACAGCAACAGCAAGTCGCCCGAGCGCGACAAGGTCTATACCCGACTGGGTCAACTGCGGTCTGAGCGCGCTTCGTGGATCTCGCACTGGCAAGAGTTGAGTACGTTCCTGTTGCCCCGCAATGGGCGCTACTTCATCCAGGATCGCAACAAGGGGCAGCGTCGCCACAACAACATCTATGACTCGACCGGCACCCGCGCGCTACGTGTTCTGGCCGCCGGGATGATGAGCGGCATGACGTCTCCGGCCAGACCATGGTTCCGGTTGCAGACGAGCGACGAGGATCTGATGCAGTACGCGCCTGTCAAGCTGTGGCTCGCGCAGTGCACGGCGCTGATTCACCGGGTGTTCCAGAGGTCGAATACCTATCGCGCTCTGCACTCGATGTACGAGGAACTGGGCACATTCGGCACTGCATGCAGCATCATCGTTCCCGACTTCGACAACGTCATCCATCACCACGTCATCACGACTGGCGAATACGCGCTGGCTACAGACTACCGTGGCAACGTGAACACGGTCTATCGTGAGTTCCAGAAGACTGTGCACGAGGTGGTTACCGAGTTTGGGTACGCGAACTGCAGCACGTCAACGCAGAACCTGTTCGACCGTGGCTCGCTCGACTCGTGGGTGACCATCGTCCATGCCATCGAGCCGCGCTCAGACCGTGATCACACGAAGCTTGATGGTGTGAACATGGAATGGATGTCGTGCTACTTCGAGACCAATGCGCCGAAGGGCAAGTTCCTGCGCGAGTCAGGGTTTCGTAAGTTCCCTGCGCTGTGCCCTCGCTGGGCAGTGGCTGGCGGCGACGTGTATGGCAACAGCCCAGGCATGGAAGCGTTGGGTGACATCAAGCAGTTGCAGCACGAGCAGATCCGCAAGGCCGAGGGGATCGACTACCAGACGAAACCACCTCTCATAATGCCAACGAGCATGAAGAACCGCGATGTGGATACGTTGCCGGGTGGTGTGAGCTACTACGATGCCAGCACGAACCCGCAGACGATTCGTACTGCGTTCGATGTGAACCTTGACCTGAACCACTTGCTGCAGGATATCCAGGACGTGCGCGAGCGGGTCAAGGGTGCGTTCTACGCTGACATATTCCTGATGCTGTCTGATGCCAACGACTCGCGCCTCACCGCGACCGAGGTGGCAGAGCGGCACGAGGAGAAGTTGCTCATGCTCGGCCCGGTGCTTGAACGCCTTCAAAATGAACTGCTGGCACCGCTGATTGACGTCACGTTCGACCGGGTCATGGAAGTCGGCCTGCTCCCGCCACCTCCTCCCGAACTGCATGGCAAGCAGCTTGATGTCGAGCTGGTGAGCATGCTGGCCCAGGCGCAGCGCGCAATTGGAACGAACAGCATCGACCGCTTCGTCGGCAACATCGGCGCGGTGGCGCAATTCAAGCCCGAGGTTTTGGATCGCTTCGATACTGACGCCTATGTCGATGTCTATGCCGACAGCCTGGGTCTCGATCCGAAACTCGTGGTTCCGCTGGATGTCGCCAACAAGTTGCGCATGCAGCGCGCCCAGCAGGCCGCCCAGCAACAGCAGATCGCACAAGCAGAGCAGGCCAGCAGTGCTGCCAAGAACATGGCTCAAGCGCAGCAGGCTAATCCGAATTTTATGGGCGCTGCCGGTATTCCAGGCCAGCAACCTGCTGACGTCACTCAACAATTCTCGGGGTACACATGATCAACCTTGCGCGTGAAGATGAGAGCAAGACCATGACGTCATATCCGCCTCCGGTCTACCCGAGCGGCATGTGCATCTATCTCAGCGATGAGGAGTGCGAGGCGATTGGTCTGACTGCGCCGCTGCCCCCAGGAACCGAAGTCAACATCACGGCGAAGGGCATCGTGGTGTCGAGCAGCGCCAGCGTGGACAACGATGCTGATGGTGGTGAGGATGAGGTGACGATGAGCATCCAGATCACCGATATCGATTTGAAAGAGAACGGCAAGTTGCAGAACGCTGCGGCGATGCTTTACGGGGAGTGATGAATGGCTACGGTCAACTATGCAGTGCAGGACATGATGTGCGACAACTACCTGTTCACCTGGACGCCGCTGACGACTACGAATGCGGATGGTCAGGCTGCCGCGTATGTCGGCTCGGGTGACCGGACGATCCAGGTGACTGGCACTTTCGGTGCCGGCGGAACGGTGATTGTGGAAGGCTCGCTCGACACGACATTCCCGCCGACGAACTGGTTTCCTCTCAAGGATCCGAGCAACACGGCGATCTCGTTCACTGCAGCAGGCTTGCGCGCGATCCTGGAAAACGTGGTTGCAGTCCGAGCGCGGGTCACCGCCGGTGATGGCACCACATCAATTACGGCAACTCTTGCCGTACGGAGGCAACGCAATGGCTAATGTCAACGACGCAATCGGCAAGGTTCAATCCCTGGCCGCCGCATACCAGGCAGTGATCGATCTTGCGGAGGCACTCAAGACGGTTGCCTCACTCGATCAAGCCAACAGCGAAGCGCAGATGCGGTTGCAGGTCACGCTCAAGGCCGAGGTCGACGCCCAGCAGGCATTGCAGACGTCACTGCGTGAACTCGATGAGGCGAGGTCGCAAGCGCTGACCGTCCTCAAAGACTC